CATGCATTCCGCGATTGCTCCGGCGTGGGGCTGGAACTGGAAGCTGCGGAAGTTGGTAAAGACGCGCTCGGCCTCGTCCTTGCCAACCATCCAGCCAGAGAAGCACAGTTCGGGCATGGAGGTCCAGTCACCGACAATAACCGGCGTCCCGCAGGCTTGCGCCTCCACGATGGGGATGCCGAAGCCCTCCCCGCACGAGACATTCGTCAGAACATCCATCGCGGAGTAGGCCATCCGCATGTAGGCGTCGTTGTAGCCCAGCGTGAGCATGTACTGATCGGGAAAGAAGACGTCCTTGCCGGGAACCAGCCCCACCACCCTGGAATATGCAACCAAGTCAACGCGCTCGGGGTGCGGGCGCGTCCCGTCCTGGGTATGCAGATACAATATCGTGTCGGGATGCTTCTTGTGGAGCGCGGCGAAAGCCGCGATCTGCTCGAAGAACGCCTTGCGCGGCGGATTGCCCTTGTTGGCCGCCACCATCCCGACCATGAACGCATCTGGGGGCGCTCCAATGGCCTTGCGCGCTTCCAATCGATCGGCCGGCCTAAACACCGCCGTGTCTACGCCGTGCGGGACGTAATATACGTCCATGTCGCAGGCTTCCGCTTCTCGTTTGGCGAATTTGCTGTATACAATTGCCTTGCGCGAGCGCCGGACTGACGCCATCACGTCAACAGGCATTGGCTCATGATCCACCGGGAACCACGGATACCATCCGATAGTCGGAGGGATGTTGTCTGCTTCAATCACGAACGCATCCAGGAGGGTGATGAGAATATCCGCCCCCACAGAGGCCGCGGTAGCGCCGATGATGTCCTGCCCATAGGGATGCATGGCGCGCGGGAAGACGTGAATGCCATCCCACTCAATAGGCGCGCCTTCCAGGCCATAGAATGAAGTAATGGATATTTCATGCCCCAGCGCCTTGAGGCGCGGAACAGATAATTTAGTCTGGTTTCCATAACCAGTAGGAACCCATGGCGCGTTGGAGAACCATGAAATTACCAATTTCTTGGGATTGTCTGTCACGCGCCCCTTACCTTTCGCGTCCTCCAGGGCCGGGCGGCAGGATGGGAGGGGCATCTTTTCGGGTGCGGGCCGAGGACGTTGATCCAGGAAGCCCGCATCCTATCCGCCCGGTTGGTTACTAGATGCTGGACGTGCCGATCATCTGGACGCCGAACGTGGTGCGCCAGATACCGTAAGCAAAGTCCATCGTGGCGTTCAATTCCCAACCGCCGCCGCCGCGCGAGGCGTCGCGCTGCGGTTCGAGCCGAAGCGCACGGCGAATATCGAGGGCCAAGGCGTCTCGGGAGAACATCGCGCCATAGGCAGCAGTGCCGCTGGTGATATTGGCATCCAGGTAGATGTCAACTCCATAGGCGTTGCCGACAAAGTACTGGCGGGCGACGGCGTCCTGCAGGACAGGCGCATTGGTCACGGTCTGTCCGGCTGCAATGGTGCTCGCCAGGTGATACCATTGACCGGGGGGCAGGACGCATACATAGGGCTGCGGCGCAAACGCGTTGCGCAGGTAGGTGATGGAGGCCAGGAAGTTGGCCCAGGTGAGCGTGCTGCCAGCCGAGCCAACAGTCCCACCGGTTAGGCTGGAGAACTTGCCGACCAGGAGGGTATCGACCTTCTCGCCCATCAGTTGGCCGAGATCGTTCGACGCGTCTGCCTGGACCTGGAACGGATCGGAGCGAACGAGTCGGTCGGTCAGGAAATATTGACCGGCGTACATGTACGGGGTCAGTTTCGCAATCGTGCCAGGGGTGAAGGTCTGCGCGGTGGTGTCGGTGTACTCGGAGATCCGACCGACCGTGCCGCCGGTGTACTGCGAGAAGTAGCGGTCAGCAATACCTTCCGCCTGAAAATTGCGTACGAGCGGGGCAACCACGGTCGCCTCGCGTGCAGCGAGCACAGCACCCTCAAAAATATTGTTGATGAAGGTACTGATGTCGGAAGCAGTGGATTCGTTAGCCATAAGTAGGCTCCTTTATTCGGGCCAGATTACGCCTCCCCCTGCCGCTTTTGCGGCCTCAATGTCGAAGACATTGGGCTGGTTTCGTCCCAACAGGCGGGCCTTCTTCTGTTCGTCTGTCTCGGGCGGCTTCCCCGAGGCAGGAAGAGTGGCACTCCCCTGGGCTTTTGCGGCGGNCTNGGTGGCGTCCTTGGCGACTAGTTCCAGAAGTTTCTTTGCATCCTCTCGCAGGGCGTCCTCATCCTCGCCTTGCAGCCTTTCCGCCAGGATGGGCGGTAGGCCGGTTTCAAGGGCGATCTTCTGGAGCAGGGCGGATCGTTCGGCGGCGGCGGCTTTCGTCTTGGCTTCGGCAAGCTCTTTCTTCAGTTTCTCCGTCTCGGAGAGTTCGGCTTCTTTCTTGGCCTGCTCTGCCTTCTCGAATGCCTCAGCGGCCTTGCGATACTTCTCTGCTTCCTTGTTGGCCTTNTTCANGGCNTCNTCCATGCGAGCGATGCGNGCTTCGNGNGNNTCGTCCGTCNCGGACTTCTCGCCCTCTGCTGTNGTCTTGTCCGCTNCCNTCNCGGTCGCGGNTTTGACTTTGGCTTCTGCTTCCGTCTCGGAAGCAGTGCCGGCCGTCGCGGCCTGTGTGGCGTCAGCCATGTCAAACTCCTTTTCTGGTTGAGTGAACAAAAAAACGCCGCCTCTCGCGGCGTCTTGCGACTGCCGGGAAAAGCGGCGTTCCTTTCGGACTGCCTAATATATCTACTCGGCTAGTATATCACAGTTCTAGTGATGAGTTACCCTTGCCATGCCTCGCCGAGCCGTGCCACGCCTGGCCATGCCAAGCCATGCCTTGCCCCGCCCTATGATTTCCACTCGGTCACGATGAAGCGCCCGAATGGACCTTTCTTCTCGGGGCGAAAATCAAGCAGACCGACGCGCGATCCGGCGTCGTCTACCACTTGCCGGAGTTCTTCTTCCTTGAGCAGGACGGTGTCGTATTCGATTTCGAACGTCACCAGCCAAGCATCGAAGCGCGGGCGATACCGAATGATACGGCCCTTCGTGGACGGGATTACAACTGGACGCCCGTCCACGATGTAAGATTGCGGGTCCAGGATGGCCCGCTCTGGATTGACAAACACACAGGCGGCAACGGGCTTCTGTAGCGACGCCCGTCCCTTGCCCTTGCTGTAGGTGGCGGCAGCAATCAGACAGCGATGGAATGCAACGCCAGGGATATAGAGCTTTCCGTCAGGGTCGCGATATTCTGCGATTTTGGCTTGCTCGTCGGGGGCGAATTTCTCCCAACCCTTCGGGGGATCAACCATTGGATACGAGTGCATCAACAGCGCCGAAATACCCTTGATCGTGCAAATTACGCTTTTTGTAGCCATGCCTCCGCCTTTCTATTAGTTGGATATGCCCTTGCCTTGCCATGCCCAGCCAAGCCATGCCACGCCATGCCAAGCCCCGCCTTGCCCAGTTACATAGTTATTATACTGCAATCATGTGATATGCTATCCCTTCTTCCGAAGCAAGCTGCGCAGGTCAGATGTGCGCTCAAATCCCCACCTACGCTCGATGGCATCCACGAACGCGAGCAGGGCCATGCGCACAGCCAACCAGAATTCACGGTCGGTCACTCGCCTACCAACTCCCCGAGCGTCGTCTCTGCTCGCATCGTGCCGTACACGTCATCGTCGTGCTGGCTGCTCAGGGCATCCAAGTCGAATTTGCCCTCCTGCCAGGCATCGAATTTGCCGGGCCCCATCATGGCGCGCTGCGTGTCTTCGTCCTGCTCTTCAAACCAGGTCTTGCCTGCGTCTTCGGGCAGGAGTGGTTGGTTCAATACTACCGGGATAGGAGCACACCTGCCGTTATGGTGATCGTCTAGCGTCTCGCTCAGGTCGTGGATCGTGCCGTGCTGGGCCACGCACGACATGCACGTCAGGTCATCCAATTCTGCGCTCCATTGCCAGCCGGTCACAACGTCTGAGTTTGCAACGTAATTCGCCTTCGCTGCGGCGCGGTAGGCGTAGAGTTGCGCGGTCCTAGCCATACGCAGGGAATCGGTAAGCGCGCGGCCCAGGCCATCCGTCAGGGCATCTTGGGCAGCAGAGAGCAGCGGGGCAATGTTCTTGGCCGTTTTGGCCGGCCCCCAGCCCTGGACAATGGCGTCTATGAGCGCATCCGAAACTTGCCCAGAGTAGACTGGAGCCATTGCCCGGATGCGTTCCAACAGCGCAGATTCGGGGGAAAGGAATGCCAGCATAGCGTTTATGGCTTCTCTCGGCAGCCTATCCCACACGACGCGGACCAGCGTCGTCCCGCGCGGCGTGGCAATGCGCAGGAGCCTCCAGCCATCATCGGCCCCGAGTCTGGCCGCTTGTGACGCCATTCCCGGAAGCGTGGTCTGCATATAGGTCGAGAAGTTGACCAGTTCTCCTTCCATCTGCCGAAGAAGAGAACGCAGGCGATCGACAATGTATCGTTTGCCAAACGAATCGAGTTCTGGATTCCACATTCGTCGGATGGCAAGCTCCAGCGCGTCGCGCAGGCGGTCGGCTGCCGCCCCATAGGCCGCAATGATCTGGTCCAGCGCGGCCGCATCCTGCCTGAGAGCGGCCTGTCGCATACGGGCAAGGATGGTCAGGATATCGGGCATTACTTATCCAGATGTCTGACGATGGCTTCGGCGGCGTAGTATTCCAAG